ATGTTGTTAAATACGATGGTTTCGTAAAAAATTAGGCCTGTTGATTTGGCGAGAAAAATGGGGGTAAAACCTCAGGAAGTAAATCGAATTATTAATTTACAACATAACACTAAAATAGATACTGTAGATCATGCTATGAAAGCATTAGGAAAAAATCTACAATTAACAGTTGCATAAAGAATAACGTATGGACCTCTGCCCCCTCATTTTTGAGGGGGTATGTCGTTAAAAAGCACTTGATATTTAACCAATTAAACTAAAAAAAACTTTGCCCCTCTCTTCGAGGGGCTTATTTTTATAATTACAAACCATTTTACTGACGTCAGTAAAATGATAATTACTATGCGTGCATGTGCTTAACTCTGTCACGAACCTCAGCTCGTTTTGCGTTGTTAAAGCGATCTAAGGTTCCTACAAGATAACCGGTGACACGTCTGATGCGCTCAAACTTGACACCTTCACCTACAATGCCATTAGCAGCGTGTAATCTTGTGTACATATTCACTCCTTTATAGTGTACTAAATCAAATAGTTAAACTTTTCTATATTTACCAAAGTGTTTTGAGAATGTAATATTACACATTAGAACGACGTTGGAGAAGAGATATGAAATATAGAATAGGTCTTCCATTCTGGAAACAAATATATAAATTGTTTGGTGTAACCTTATCATATCGCTATGATATTTTTAAATCAAAAGAGACCGGCTTAATATATGGTTGTAGTCCTGATATTAAAGGACTCAACGCAGAAGGTAAAACTGTTCAAGAAGTAATCGAAGCTATTGAAAGTGGAGCTTACGATCTAGTAAGGCTCGACCTTTATGGAGTAGATGACGAAAAGGATCATCCCAAAATTTCTCCTAATGGAATTATTATAGGTGCACTTTCTTAATGAACGGTTACTACAAGATTGTCATTGAGATCTTAAAAGAACACGGTTATAGATATTACCGAAACGGTAAAGGCTCCCATGAAATTTGGATTAAACAAGATGCTCATGGGAGACTAACAGGTCGTGTTCAAATTCCTACACATCTAGCAGATAAACATTTTGCTCAAAAACTCTTACGAGATATTGGCATTACAGACAAAGTTAATTAGTTATTATAAAGCCTTCTATTACAGAGGCTTTGTCATTCTTAGAATGAGTTACGACTTAGATACTGTGCCGTCATCATTTATTGTATAGCCATTTTCAATAAGCATTTCTTTTACAGCATCACGTCTTGATGCGGGGATACTATCAACAGTACGCTTTCCCATAATTACATAACGATAATATAAAGTATTCATTTTAAGCTCCTAGTTTTGCCTTTAATTGTTTAACTTCTTCCTGTAATTCACAAACTAAATCTGACAGTTCAATAATTGCATCCTGATTTTCTGTATTGGATGTTTCATATTGATCTGACAATTCAAGTAAACCGTCTGATAATGTTTGTGGATACATCAATTCGTTTTTAACTTTAATTCTAATATCTTCAATATCAGATTGATCTCCAGAACTGAAGAAGTTGAAAGGGGAGATCACCGCATTGTAGTTTGTGACACTCTCTTCACTGTTAAAAGAAGCAATCTCTATAATTGCCTGTTGTTGCTGTTTTTGCAAGTATTCAAGATTGATAAGACACTCTTCAATAATGGTGTTAAGCTGCTCTTTTGTAACTTCCTGTTTGTCACCATTCATATCAGTGATAACAAGATTTGTATCAGTGTAATTCAATAAACTTTTGTACAAGTCTATATGTTGCTTATCACCTGGTAACAACAAACCAAAACTGCAAAAGAAGTTGCAGTTAATATCGCAATAATCATTAAAAGTACATTGAGTTTTCAGATCGTAAATCTTTCTTTGCTTTAAGCGGTTTAAAGCATCAGCATCAAAAAGAGAATGGAATGTAGTTAAGATTGTATCTCGTACTGTTTTTTGATACTCGTTAAGCTCTATATCAAGCTCTTTGTTTGTATTGTCAAAGTACTTGTATTCGTCTGTATCATCGTTATAGATGATTTTGTTTATGCCTAAATCTGTAAGTTCATAAGATTGTGCCATTTCAAAGTAAAAAATTTCATCTTTCTTTTCAATCTTATTTTCTTTTAAACTTATTGTATAAATCATTATAAGCTCCTAAATGCTTGATGTTGTCTTTTCATCTTTTCTTTCCAACGTTCAATATTTTTTTTGTCGTCTTTATGATTGATTGTATCTTCCATTGTTTCTACAAACTCTAAGTTAGAAACACAGTTATTCAGATTGTTTCCGTCTTTATGCTTTATAAGATGATAATTGTTAGGGTTATCAAGCCAAGTGTCAGCGACCACTTGTGCTAGCAAATATCTTTTAACTCCTAAAATATCAATCCAAACGTAAACATGACCGCTAATCGTTTCAGTTTTACAAGGAATATTTCTTTTACAATCGTAAACTTTTCCTTTGTTTGAAATTTTAACAATAGGTAAAGTTTTCCAAAACTTCCACTGTTCCATTAGCCTAATCCAAAATCACCGTTAAAACCTACTGCGAAATTATGAGATAAAGTAGCTGATTTACCAAAAGCAACAGTACCGCTTAATGTTTTAGATACGTGACATGATGCGTTACCGTTGTTGTTATACACAGCAATACCGGAGCCATCCGTCCATAAATTAGGTGCACTAGGATAAGTTACACCATAATTAAAATTACCTTGTGCAACTGCTGATTTTGTTTCATCTGGATAGGTTGTAGTCGTTGTTGCAACATTACCTGTAACGGTTAGCAAGTAGTTCGTAGATCCTGCATCCATGTATGAGGGGGATGTTCCCGAATTGACAACTGAACTATATACTCTGATTACACATGAGCTTGTGCCTGCGCTTACAAGTGTTCCGCCATAGTTAATGTAAATTGCGGGTGTTTGTAAAAAAGTAACACCGTAATTAACGGTAACAGTAGCGCTAACGCTATTACTGCCAGGGGGGATATATTGATAACCAAAGTTATGAGTGCCTGACGGTGTAACAGTCTTACTTGTAGTTGTTGTAGTTGTACCTGTTTTACCACTATGTGTGATAGTTGTGCTGATAGTTCCTGATAATACATTCGTATATCTTCGACTGATTGCAACATGGTACTTTGTATTGTTATGTGTAATAGCTAAAGCACCGCATCTGTAATACCAATGATTATCTAATGTACCCTCAGCGCCATTGTTTATAGCAAACAAAGGTGTATATCTTACTGTGCCATTGTCATTTAAGATTAAACTAGGAGTAGTAATTTTTATTGTATTATTCCAAGTTGAATAAGTTGTTCCATTTACATTAAATTTTATGCGCGCCATATTAACCTACTGTAATTAAACAACCGCCGATTTTTACACCTGCTGAAAAATTATGTTGTGCTGAAATAGTTTGAGCTGATGCTAACTTTACATAAGTTGATGTTATGGTTGCTCCGTCACCGTCCTGTATTGCTTTTGTCGCACTGGCACAACTGCCTGACTTTGTGATAAATCCTGAATCATTAGTGAACTGACTTAACTTACTGTATGTAGTGCCTGTATCAGGCACAACCCATTGACCGTCACATCTTAGATAGCGATTTGCTGCGCCTGTTGCGGGTGCTGGCACTAAGCCTGCTGAACCGTTAGCACTAGTTGTCGACCCTTTCATGTTTGAATAGGTCGTATTAGTATCCTGAGTTGTAATAGTGCCTGTTGTACCGTCGCCTTTTGTATAAGTAATTGTATGACCACTTACAGATAAAGACTTGATATAAGTAGTATTGATTTGCTGTCCTGCACCGTCCTGTGTTGCTTTTGTCGCACTGGCACTGTTACCACTACATTCTTTGGCACTGTCAGCGATCTTTGCGCTGTCAGCCTCTTCAGCTGATGTTGCCTTACCATCAAGGTTTCCTTTTATAGTTTGAGGCAGTTTTATAATGCCATTTTTTGTACCGTCAAAATCAATACCTGTACCTGTATTGTCTCCACTTGCATCCTGAATGTTAATAGTACGAGCGGTGGCGAGTTTTTGTGCATTTTTAACATTAAGCCAATAACTTAAATCTGTAGGAGCTTTTATTGTGGTTGAAGGTCCATTGTCAGTAACACAAACGTAAAGTTCATTGTTATAACGAACAAAAGATCCTACTTCATAATCAATATTATTTGCATAGTTATAAATACCACCATGCATGAAGTAGTATGCAACTTCGCCTAATAACTTAAACAGAGCATTAAAATCTTCACGCTCAGGAGCAATACCGCCTTCTTCAAGTGGTACAGCTGTTATTTTGCCAAACAGTTTTGAAAAAGATATGTTACCTGAATCAACTGCAACGTCATCTTCAATCTTGTTTACATCGGCGTTTTCGCCTAATGGTCTTGTCCAAATTTGAGGCTGTTTATTCATGTTTTATAAACCTTTTAGAAATATGTAGATATAAAAAAGCGGGATTTTTATTTCCCGCTCTTCTGATTTAATTCAGCAATTCTTTTTAGCATTGCTCCTAACTTGCACGGTTTTGAGCAATAACCTTTACTATCCAAAGGCGCTAGACAATACTTACACTTCTTCATTTATAAGCTCCTTATACTCAGTCTTTAAAGCCTCTAAAGTATCTTTGTCATCTAAAAGATAAGCTGTTACAAATTCTTCTTTGATCTCTGCAATTCTGTTATCTTTGGTTAAGATCTCTTTTTGAATTTCTTTTTGTTTTACAGCTTTATCAGTAGGAGGTGTAAAAGTAATAGAACCATCTGCGTTAACTTTTGTATTAGCAGGGCAAACGTCCTTAACATGGTCACCAAAGATTGATAAGTCAGTAACCTCTTTGGCTCCTTCTTTGACTAGTCGTCTTGCATCTGTTTTGTTGTCTACATTGATGCATTCGCCGTTTAAGATAAAAACTTTAATCATAAAAATAATCCTATTGGTAGGCTCGTAAAACATCACCGTCATCTGATGCATTAGTAATATTAAAAGTAACAGTTGAAGAGGTCGGAATATAAATATATGCGCCTGATGAACTCTGAACCACTAAATAATAGTACACAGCGCCAATGCTATAGGCATGTCCTACAAAGTCATTTGTGCCCGAAAGAACTTGTATATGGCATGAATGACCACCTGAATGTGTGATATATAAGGGTTTACCAACTGTTAGTCCTGTAATACTCCAGTTGCCGTCATAGTTTCTTGTAGCTCTTAAAGTAACCTTACCTGCATCAGCTTTTTTTAGATAAGTAGTATTGATCTGCAAACCATCACTGTCCTGAACAGCACGTGTACTTAACCATGATGAATTAGCGTAATTTACTGAGAAATTAGCAGGGTTGTAGACGTACATGTTTGTGTCGTCATTACCGCCCCATAGCCATGTAGGCTGACCATCTCTACCACTCCAGTTAAAGTTAATATCACCGCCACCTACTTTACGTGGATAAGCTCTGTTATTTGATGTGATATATCCACAGTCGTTTTGTAACTGACTTAACTTACTGTAGGTTGTGTTTGTGTCCTGAGTGGTAAGTGTGTACTTGGTATTATCTAACTTTGTTACTGTAATGGTTTTACCTGAGATAGCGATATTCTTAACAATGGTATTATCAAGATTTAAACCATCAGCATTTTGTTTTGCCTTTTCAGCTGAACCACTTGATTTGGCGTAATTAACGCTAAAGTTATAAGGATCCCAAACATAGAAATCTACACCATTGTTACTACCTAAAAGCCATGAAGGCTGATTTGCCTGTCCACTCCATATTACATTGATATTTGTACCATCAGAACGCTTTGGATAGGCTCTATCTGCTAAAGTTGCATGATCTGCTTCTGTTGCATGATCAGAGTTATTTGAAGCGTTAACTTTTGTGATAGAAACATTGCCTTTACTGTCAGCGTTGAAGTTATTAACAGAACGAACAACATGCTTAGATTGAACAGTAAGATTACCTGTAATATTACCGCCTGTAAGAGGTAAATAGCGGGTTAGATCCTGTACTGTGGCAAATTTACACCAGTATGAGCTGTCTGTAGGAGCTTTAATTATAGATGCAGAAGGACCATTCTTTTTTATACATAAATACAGTTCATTATTGTATTTAATAAATGATCCTAAGTCATAATCTACAGATGTGTTGTACTCCCATACACCACCGTTCATGGCATAAAAAATGGATTGTCCAATTAAGTTAAACAATCCATTAAAATCTTTTCTCTTAGGAGCCATACCACCGGCTTTTAACGGAACTTCAAAGATTGATCTGAACAGTGTTTTTTGATCAACAAAGCCGGCTTCTAAATTTTCATCCAAAATGTCGTTTTTATCGGCATTGTCTCCTAAAGGTTGTTTCCAAATTTGAGGTTGTTTACTCATGCTATATCCTCACGAGAGTAAGTAGAAAATGTTGAATTACCGAAGTTCTTTAAGTTTGAACCTTTAAAGCCAAATGTAGGGGTGATCACCTGATAAAACTCAAGACCAACACCTGTAGGCAGCCATGGTAAGTTTAAAAGTGCTGCTATGTCAGCACTGGCAACGTTAGAACGCATTAAAAGGCGTAATGTCATGGTACTGATATGAAGAATTTGTATATCAGCTTTAGGAAACATTGTATGCAGCATTTTGTTAAGATCTGCCAAAGAACTGTTTCCAATATTAATCATAGCTTTAACGAAAATGTAAGTTCTATAAGCTTCATCGCTTAATCTTAGCTGACCGTTAACTTCCGTATAAAAAGGAGCATGATTAAAATCAGCTACTCGCTCATTTTTTAACTTCACAGGATCAAAGCCAAAATATGGAAGTGATTCGTCTTTAGCTAAAAAGGTGCGACCAGCTGCAACAATTCTTCCCCAGACATCAAGCCCTATGCCTTCTGCTGTAAGAGGGTTAATCATCTTGTTGTAAATCAGTTCGATGTCAGCTTCGGGGTTGATTGATTCCCAAAAAGCGTTAACTAAGTTACAAATATGTTTTGATGCTGAATACTGTGATTGTATAGTTGCATCGATATGAAACTCTGACACTTATTCCTCCTTCTCATCAACAAATTCCAAAATGATGTTGTTTTTTAACAATACTGGTTCACGGTTACATGGAGTGTGAATCATGTTCTCGAAGTTTGTACCATCAGATGAAATAGATATGTTCATGATGTTATTGATATTGTTGTTTAATGTTGAAATGATGAATCGACTTGCATAAATATCTTCGTTCATTCCCACTCTTAACAGCGGTTCATTAGCAATAAGATTATCTTCTAGACCATAGAAGTTGTTGTAAATAGCATCTTTAATAAGTGTCTCGTACTGATTTGGCAAAGTCTCTTTGTCTTTTAAAAGAACTTTAATGTAAATCTGCAATTTCTCAGGTCTTAAGAAGGTTACATCTTCTGTAGCTCCAGTGTATTCATCTTTTACTTTTACAGAAGTATTGCCGTTGTAATCGCATCCTGCAGATACCGTCTCATAGATAGCTCTGGCAATGTCCTGATCATTACCGCCTATCACAGCAATGAATACACTGTGAGGTTTGATACTGTAGCCGTCTACTTTCTTAATTACATTGGTTCTATTACTGTCGATGTAACAGGATAAAACACCATCGCATTGAGATATTCGAGAGTAGATAGCTCCATTTGTGCCTCGTGAATTTAACGCTACAGAGTTGTATCTTCGAGTTTCAAAGGCTGATTGTGATTCTTCATAAGAACCTACAGAAGCACTGGCATTGTTAGTTACACTATCCCAGCCTGCAACAGTAGTTACAATGTTTGTTAATGTATCCGCTCCTGCTTCAACAGGGCCTGTTTCAGAACATTTAAACTGAGCATCAACAGAACCATTACTCTTAATAGTGACGTTGTTCATTAACTCCCATTTAATGCCAGTAACCTCAGATTGAATAAGTGAGCCTTTAGGAATAAAGGTGTTTTCTCTACCTTTACAGGTACAAACACAGGTAGAGTTAACAGCTGAATGTCTGGTTAAAAAATAAATCTTGCCTAATGCATCCTGAAACTTACCTGATGCAGTCAACGGGTTAAATTGATTGGCAAGAAAAGCAATTTCAGCATCTTTTTGAGAAATTGCAGCAGTTTGAGAATCAATTAACTGTCCTGCAGGGGTTTCAGGCTCTGTATTAAGCTCAGGTGTATTGTCTTCTTTAAAAGCTTCTTTCCATTGAGATGCTACCTCAGAGCGTATATCCTCAACTTCAGAAACTGTAAAACCTTTTGAACTGTCAAATTGCAACATTGATCATTGTCCCATCGTTTAATTGAATTAACATTTGGCAAACTAACATTCTGCCTTCAGTAGTCAGCTGGTTAACCTGAGCGTCTGCAACTCCTTCAACTTCAAGCGCAGCATCTCTTAATCTGTTTTTTAGAATATCTATTGAGGGTTGTTCTTTTAACTCAAGAGCAAAGTGAGGAATGCCACGATCTTCATCGTAATAAGCATCTTTAATAAACAATCGACATGCATTAGCAACGTTTTGAGCTATGGCGTATTCAGCATAGCAGTTAGCTATCTTGCCGTTTTTATCGACAAACAAGTCCCATTTGTCAGGATCTAAGAATAGAGAGTGCATATTAAGAACCTTGAAATTTAGTGATTGATGAACTATTCTTATTAACAATCCGTAAAAAGAGTAAGTCAATTTTATCTAGACAGTCATTAAGGTTGGATGATGGGTTAACCCTAAAACATTACTCGATTCAACACCCGGCTACTTGTAGTGTTTCCTTAATGCGCTTACGTCTTTTTACTAAATTAAGTGGTAATGTTAAAGAGTTGAGTAGGACCTTTAACTTCAGAGCTATCCTCCTCCGTAGAAACAGCATCGTCCTTCTAGAAACGATGAAAGGCTCTTACCGCTTAATTCTTTTAGTTATGTAAGCGGTAATGCTGAGAAAGTATTTTTTTAGCTTCAGAGTTATCTTCTTTGAAAATAAGCAAAACTTTTTCAATAAAGATTAAATACTCTACCGCTTATTAAGTAAGCCATGATGTTAAAGAACAAGGTGGAACTTTAACTTTAGACTCATCCTTCCTTCGGTTGTGAAAATTACAATATTTTCTTATAAGAAAATATAAAGGGGTCTCACGGCTTACTTAGCTTTTTTTGAGGAAAAGCAGTAATAATTGCCTTTCTTTTTGTTCCGTAAATGCCTTTACTGATTATTACAGTAAAATTGTTGTAACGAAGCATGCATTGATGAACTGTCTCTTCAACAACTTGACCTTTAGTCACAATCTCATCGAGTTGAGCTAACATCTCCTTTAGTTTGCCTTTCTGATTGGATCTTCTTTCAAGAATATGATGTAACCCAGAATTTTCATCACCCCAATGTAAATCAATATCTCCAATATGTTTATTATGAAAAGCATTTGGAATATATCCATGCTTTGCTTTTAGCATGTCATTCACAGCTTCTTGATGCTTTGAAATAACATTTAATTTCTGCTTATAAAGTGACTTAAGATCAAGCGATGGATTATAGTTGTTCTTTGCTCTTTTCTTTTCATGACTTGTTGATAAATCAGCTATATTACTTCCTTTAAAATGACCTGACTGTATGTCTCCATAACTGTTAATTAAAAGATGCTTACCATTTTTAATGGTTACCCAATAAGGATTATTAGTGTTTGAATCACAGGTTAAGAAATTAGCGTAAAGCATACCTAATCTGTAAGCTACACCAAGTTTAAAAGCTTGTTCTGTATTCATCAGTTTGGCGTACCCGTATTACCACTGCCAGGATAAACACCATTGTGAGTGTGGGTATGTAATGAAGTGCCAGAAGCAATAACATCTTTCTGTGAGATGATGTCTCCGTTAAATGTAGCAGTTCCTCCGCCTTGAGTACCTGATACTAAAGTTCCTGTAACCTGCACATTACCGTTTAGAATGATTGTAGGAGCATTGATAGTAGCTGTTTGAGTGTTGACTGTAACGCTGTCAGAAGCATCTACAGTGCATGTTCGACATTTAATGTGTACATACTCATCTGTTTCTACAGTGTAGCCTTTAGGAGCGTGCAGAACGATTGTTTTGTCCTGTTTTAGATGCACCCAAACTTTAGGTTCTTTAGTGTGAATTGTCGCAACCATGATTGCATCAGCGGGATTAAATTTTCTGAAGCTTGCTGGTCTTGAAGTAGCAGTCGTGGTGCTGTTGATGTTTGATACATCAGCCTTCATGCATAAGAAAACGCCAATATCATTTGGTTCAGGATCCATAATGACAGCAGCAATGCCTGCTTGAAATCTGTAGTGTGGTAATTCCTGATAAGAAGGTGTTGAAAGAGCATTACCTTCTGCGTCGGTTTGAGCGATTAAAGGTGTTGCAATAACAGTTTTGGTACCACCTTCACCTGACGAGGAACAGCTCTCAATCTTAGCTAAAAAGCCTGTAAAGACAACTTTATCAATCAGTGACCGTATGTGATACTCCTCAGCGTTAAAAGGGCTTAACGGAGCATACATACTCTGAGTACTGGCTTTTTTAGTAGATGTAATTTCAGACATTATACATACCTTCCACAAGCACCACTCATGTGAGGATAGTAGGCTGTGATTGTAGATTCCCAAGAACCATCACCAGGTAAATTAGATGATAGCTTATGACTTAATTTTGTAATTCGCCATTGGCCTGTGCATTTTGGAACTAGAGTTTTTAACTCAACAAGACCTGCAAATTTTAACTGAGGATTGAATACAGCTTTAAAGCTGATACCATTAGAAGACATGGAAGGATAACCAATCAAACCTGTACTGGCTGTTAGCTTTGGTACAGCTCCTTTTACAGATGAGCCGTTACTGATTAAGATCATTTTGTCATCATCAATAACAAGTTCTGCTCCTACCTGTTCACAAGCCTGTCTGGCCTGTTCAATAGGTGAACCGCTAAAAATTGCGTTTTTAACAGATGCCGTTACGCCTTCATTCTTGAATGTAAAACCTGCAATCTTTGCTTGTTTCTCAACAAAACTTGCAACGCTCTGCGTTCCTTTAACAACATTCTGACCTTGTGCAGTAATAGAGCCAAAGAAACCAATACGAGCATCAATTTTCATTTTGATGTCAGGCTGTGAATTAAAGTCAGCTACAGCAGATGCTATAGTTCCTGCAAACACCTGTGTATAACCGCTGTAATCATCACCTGCATAGATGTTTATGTAGTTGTAATTGTGATACATAGGCATCATTGCAAGTGTTGATATACGCTCCATGACGTCACGAGGCAAGTTATAGATTTCTACAGAAGCTTTACCAAAATCTGGTGGTCCTAATTTCTCTATGTTTGCTGACATACCAAGATCAGAGATTATGATGCTGTTAGAGCCGTTTTTAAAAGTTCCTTTGTTTAAAGTAATTTGAACTTTCAATTTTCTGATTTTAAAAGAGGATGGTGCAGATGCCTGTTTGGTTATAGCTTTATTGGTTTTAATCTCAGTTACTGATTGTGTTTTGGTTGAAGAACTATTTTTTAATACACTGGTAGTTTTACCCCAGATAATCTTAGATGCAAACATGTTAGAACCTCAAACCAAGATCTTTACATTCAGTTTCAGTCAGATAAACAAGTTCAAATCTGTCACCCAATTCGGTGTAATTAGGTTGCTTAGGCATATCCGCAGGGTTAATTACATCAACAATGTAAAGTTGACCTTTAAACTTAGATGGAGACTGAATAATGCCTGTTTTAGGCTGAACTATTGCGCCTTCAACAATTGCTTCATCATCTACATACAAATCAAGAAACATGTAATCACCTTTTTGATACAGGTGAATCTGGCAGATTTGATCATCAAGTATGATTTGAAATTCCTGATTTGGTAATGCTTCAACAGATAGAACTTCCATAGCTAATTTCTAATCCACTTTTTAAAATCATCAACAGGTTTACTTAACACACTGTTAAGCATTGATTCAGGCTTTTTCTGTATCTGTCCTCTTGATTTGCGTTTTGCAATCTTTGTATTGGTATACTCACTCTTAAACTGTCGTACCTCAACAAAGCCACAGTTAACAGTGAGTAAATCAACTCCTGTTGATGCGTCTCTGTGATAATCCATTTTGATAAGATTAAGCGATTTGTATTCCTGATCTGGCGTGATCAAACTGACAATCGTTTCGCTGTTGCTCAATTCCATTAACGCAGATACAGCTGATAAGATTGTTTCAGGTGTTCCTTTAATACCTAAAACAACCTGTATCTCAATAGGGGATTGAGTTTTATTGTAAGAAACAAAAGAACCGTTTTCAGTAGGTGAGGAGATAGCTTTGCTTTCATTTTTAACATCAATGGCAAAGAATGTATTAAAAGTAACAGCCCTCTCTCCGTTATCATCCACAATGTTCCATGTTCTGGTTACCTTTTGTCCCTGATTATTGCTGTTACCTGAAAGGCCATTGATAAAAGAACCTAGTCCTGCCTTTTTAGCAATAGCAAAAGCCTGTGAATTCTGAAACCTGTTAACCTGTTTAAAGAACTTTAAATTATCAAGTTTACGCAGGCTGTTTCTAAGATAGGGGTTTGCTGTCAGCTTGGTAATATCACTCTGAGTAAACATATTACCTGAGGTGATATTCTTTAAGCCCAACCTGTCTAATGCTTTGTCCTGATAGTTTTTAAAGTTCTCTAATCCGTTAATAATTCTTACTTTAAAGCCATTTGTTGAGCTTTGAGCATTACTGGAATTTAATACAGCATCGTCTTTTACATCAGCCATATTCTCCACCTATAATTAAAATGTCATCTGTATTGATGAGTTACGACTTAGTTATAGCAGACGCTTTGCGCTGCTAAATAAGAGTTATCAAGACCGTTAGCTGTCTGTATTACAGAACGTGTCATCTCAGGAGTTGCTCCATTGATGGTGAAATTGTTGTTAACAGTCTTACTCTGATTAGAAGTAGAATTTGAATTAGTGGTATGGTTACTTACATTTGAGTTTGTAACTACCTGTTGTGTTTTTTCAGGTGTAGGAATAGAAGCAACACCAACCTTTAGATTATTAGCTGTTCTAACAAAACCCTGTAAGGTTTTCTGATCAGTCTGTAGTGTATTAAGACGTTTGTTAGCTTCATTGTACTTACCGGCCTTTCTTAACCTGTCAATTTCAGCAAGTTCTTTTTTCTGTCTTGCAAGCTCAGCTCTAAAAGAACGTTCAAATTTGTTTCTCTTTTCAAGTTCATTGTTTAACTTGGATACAGAATTGTCCTGAACTGATGCCTGAACCTGTTTTACGTTTTCAACATTTTTAACGTTGGTTACATTTGAATTCTCAACATTCTTACTGGTTGTTAAGACGCTGTTCTTTGTATTTTCAACGTTATTAACATTCTCTACGTTCTTTAAGTTCTGAATGTCTGTTTCTTTCTTTTTCTCTTCAAGTTTTGTAAGTACTCTTGTTTGAGATTTCTGCTCGGGTAAACTTGAAGTTTGAACGTCATCATCCACAATAGGAGCATCGGTACCTTCATAAGTGGTAGGTTTTGATCCCTGTTTCTTATCTTCATCATCATCGTTTGAGAAAGGATTTAAACCTTTTACCCACTCGATCATGCTTTTACCTTTTTCAACTACAGAATTAAACATTCCTAAGAATTTACCTTTGATGTAGTCGATAATATGCATTAACCAGTCTGTAACAGGTTTAAACAGATTTTTAAATGAACTGCAGAAGTCAGCCCAGCCTTGTTTTAATAACTCAGTGTCTCCAGTAAACAGGGCAACAATAGCGCCCATTACCATTTCTACAACACCGAGGATTGCGTTAAAAGCACTTCCTACAGCATTCACAAGAAACATTGCAGCTTGTGCTAAGCCGTCAAACCATGTTGCATCATTTCCTTGGTCAAACAGCTTTGCTAAAAGAATGCCAAAGTAAGCAATACCATTAAAAACATGTTCTAAGATGTTTGATAGGGATCTTAGTGACTGCTTTAATGTTTCAATGAAGGTATTAACTCCTTCTGAATTTTTAAAACGTTCATAAAACTTTGTTATAAAGTCATAAGCTTTTTTACCAAAGTTAATGAAAGGATCCCAGAAAGTACCAAAGAGGGATTTACCACCTTTTATCCTTACTATCAGATCATCAATAACAAGAGCTAAAGCTACAATACCTGCAATGATCCACGTAATAGGATTCATTAAAATTGCTCCTGCAAGAGATATAAATGCAGGCACCAAAGCAGTAGTAATAACCACAGCTAAGATTTTAAAGAATCTTGCAGCATCTTCTTTGTGTTCTCCTAACCACTTGGAGAATGAATTTAAAGCCTCTACTCCTTTTAAGAGTATTGGATTAAAAGAACGCATCAGAACAGCTGAGAAATCAGCTACAGCAATTCTAAAGTTAGTTAAAGCCTTTTGGCTTTTTACATAAACTTCAATATCCTGTTTTGTGTAGCGGTTGAATGCTGCCATCTTCTCACGCCACTCATCTAACTGCTTGTAGTAAGCACCTGTCATCTGAGCTACTTGTGATAATCCACCAAAGTAAGATTTAAACATTGCACCAACAGAGAAAGCAGCTGCTAAAGGTCCTGCGATACCCTTAACAAGCCCAAGCATACGATTAGCTGTATTATTAGCTGTTTTATCTAATGCCTGCGCAACATTAGATGTGCTCTTTTTTGCATTCTCCTCAACTTTGTTCATCTGACTGTCAATATCGCCAGTATCTAAGCCGAGTTTAATTAAAAGTACGTCACCTAATGTTGCCATTTTTTAAGTTCTCTGTTTACTTGCAAAATCATTTGCAATGTTTTCGTTAGTTCTTGCAACATACAGACACTCTAACAGGTCCATAGCATCTTCGTAGCTGTAGTACTGTTCTAGTTCTTGTAATGTTGCATAATGCTCCTGTATTAAAGGAGCAAACAGGCGTGAGAAGTTCTGTGTTTGAATAAAATGAGGTGTTTGACCACCAGAACTTAAGCTTGCTTCTTCAAGCTGTTTTCGTTCTTGTAAGAAGAAAAATTTACAGCAAATACCTCTTTCTGTAATTGCCATAAAGCTCTAATATCATCAAAGATTTCAAGCTCTTTTTCAGTAATATTGATGATGGCTTTGTCATTCATTCTTACAGCTGTTTCTTTAACAAGGTCAAATAACAGATGATCTACAGTGTCAGGATCTAACTGACCAAAGAAACTAAAGCCTTTTTGAGCTATTAAATTGGTAATGGTACTCATAGTATCTGAACCTGATACGCCTAGTTTCTCTATATCAATGTTGAGTAATCCTGCTTTTGCCAGAGCAATACCAACTCTGATTAACCACTTTTCAGCCTTAATTGCAGGGATTTGAGTTAATCTGAACTTATATTGAGCTTCACCATCAACGATGGTAATGTTTTTAATCTGTCTCATGTAATAATCTCACCTATAAAAAAAATAGGGCATCAAAACTGATACCCCAAAATCAATATTAGCTACGGAAAAAAGAGTTAAATAGTTGAATCGTTTACATCTTCAAAGGTAAATCCCCACTGAGTAGGCTCTAATACTTTCTTTGCATTTAAAATTGAAGGAACCTCTGTCAGGATGCCATTAATCAAAGTAAATTCTTTGCCTAAAGCAGGAATTGAGATTGAAGCTGTAATTGAATAAGTTGTCTTATTTAATCTCTGATTGTTTGCAATATTTCTCAAGTACTCAATAGAATCTGAATCAGCTTCTAATGAAATCTTAAAAGGAATAGGTGCAGGGGTATAACCTGCTGCAAGCTGTCCATCTACACCCATTCTTACCTCAGCAATAGTTACATTATCAGAGCTGAACGCATCATCAGATGCGAACTTCTCAATCTGTACTCCTGAAGGGTAAAGCTCTTCAACTGTTAAGATTAAGATTGCGTTTGCACTAGTAATAGTCTTCATTTATTTCTCCTAAACTACAGCAATTGAAGGCATGGTTAAACGGTGTACAGCACCACCATAGGTGTAAACCAAGTTACAAGAAGGGGATTTACGTTGCTGTCTTGTCTGAGCTGAAGGATCTAAAATCTGTAAGTAGTAGCCGTTATTGTAGATTTCGTCTGAGTAATCAGCACCTAACTCTTCGATTAAAGAGCTCTTCTGAGTTTCAGATAAAGATACACCAGCTTCAATTACGCCATTATTCTTTGCACGGTTAATTACATCTCTTAGCCATGAGCGGATCATTGCGTAACCACGTAAGGTGTAAGGTACTCTTCTAACAGCTTCAAATCCTGCCATTACCTGAACCTGCATTGCGTTACATAACCAGATTGAATTTAGATAAGTATCAATCCAGTCCCATTCACCTAACATACGGCCAGAGTATAACCAGACAAAGTTGTCATTACGGGTTGCATAGTTACCTATGAAGTTGACTTTGTGTCCCTCAAGAGCATTTGCTTCGTCTGTATCTAATACATTTGCTCCTAATCCATCCTGAGACTTGAATGCAAAAGTAATAGTGCTGTTCTTGTTATCCCAGGCAATAGAAGCAGCTGCACCCATGATAAACGCTGCAACACGATATGAATCATAAACAACAGTGGTTGCTGCTATGTTTTCTGTAATCAACTTTTCAGCAATAATTGATTTACTGTTACTGTCAGCATTTTCTTTAGAACTGTCCCAAAGAACATACAGATAACAAACACCAGCAGATGCATTAGCTGTAGCCCATTCGCCTAATTCTAAAGCTTCATCGTCTGATGCTTCCCATAAGGTGGTGAAGGTAACGAAGTTCTGGAAGCTTAAGGTCAGCTTGTTTAAGGTTGCTGATAATGTGGTAGAGTCAGATCCTTCTGATACTACACATGCGTCAGCAGTAAAGCCCATTGCAAGAGCAACATCACCTGTAGGAGTATCAACAGATACATTAGATGATGATGTACCATTGGTGATGGTAAATGCGTTAGTAACTGAATCAAAAGCAACTGTTAAACCTGATAACTCAGCATCTTCTGAATCAGAATCAAGATCTCTTAAAGCTTCTTGAACCTTGTCAGCTACTTCAGATAATGAAGATGCTGAGGATAAGTCTAAGCTTGAAACTGTATGTATTTTGCCTGTTAATGTTACAGAAAAAGCGCCATTTGAAATCTGTTTTAAAGATGCTAATGCTGTTGAAGGCTTTAACGCTGTACCTCTAACAAAAGGTGCTACACCTGTATCGCAGTAACGATAGAAATACAGAACAGAAGGCTTAATCTGACTGTTTTTGTAGCCACCAAAATACACCTGAGCAAATTTATATTCATCTGAAGCTTCACCAAATGCAGAAGCTACAGCCGAAGCTGATGAATATGCGGTAGGTGCATTTACAGCCAGTCTTGAATTCTTTGAAAGAACAAGACCATTAAAGACTAGATCAGAGCCTGTACCTTTTAAAATTCGAGGTACAATGCTGACGATGTTACTTGCACTAATTGGCATTGTATTTTTCTCCTATTTAATAGAATCTACGTTCTTGATACCTAGAACGTTCAAAGAAGGGTCTTGCTTTTCAGCTTCAGACAAACGGATAATAAAATTGTTTTTTACATTAACTTCAGTAAAACCATAGCTGTCATAAATACTTTCAGTGGACATTGCTATATGAAGAGTAGTTGACCAACGCTTTAAGTAGTTGTTATCGTCAGCCACAATAGTGGTATCGTTTGAACTGTCAGCATAAAGAATATGCATCCCTCGAGCATTTAAGAACTCATAAACAACATCTGACTGTGAAAAGTTATCAATTGAACTTGCTCTTAGCATTGCATCTAAGCCGTCAGAGCCGTTAGAAGTATCTGCGTAACAGTCAATCTGTACACTTACTTCATATTCAACTTTGTTACGCTCTTCTTCATTTTGAGCATCATATTTGATCTCATTGGTGCCGTGTCTTACGATATTTAATATTGAGTAGATAACGTAGTCACTTGAATCTTCAGGAAGAGTTAGATTGTTTTGATTGCCATAAAAGATGTTGTTTTCATCTACAGAGGGGATTAAGAATTCATTTAACAGCTCATAGAGTGTTTCCTGTAGATTTGTTGATGTCTTGATTGTGTTCATTGCCTTTGTCTTCAGAAGGAGTTACGGGAATAGATGGTGTAAGTTCAATAGCTTTAATAGTTAGGTTTGGTGCTCTGTCTTGAAGTTGAACTCTTAAGCACATCCAACCTGCTTTTGAAAAGTCCTCTTCTACAGCGATTACAAACCACCACATGCCATTACTGTCTTTTAGGTAATCACCACTGCGTGACAGCTGTCTGAATACGCTGTATGGCTTTTCTTTTATCTTATCTGACGATTGTAAATAGAGCTTTCTAATCTGCGAGTTTTGACCTGCAAGATTAGAGTGATCTAATGCAGCATCATTCTCTGACTGAAAACTGCCTTTAACTTCTATACCGTTCAGATAAATGGCTTTTACAATGCCTTTTATATTCTGTTGACCACAGGAACGAAAGAGGGTAAAGGTTTCATCTGCAAGGTTAGCATTGATAGCTCCTCGCACGATGTTGTGAAGATTTAACATGGTTTTGCCTATGTTGAAAAAGTAAGAAAGGTTTCTTATAATTTAGTAAAAGGTGAATTTTGTGATCTACCTGTCGTAGGAAGCAGGATTGGCGTAACAAGTTCACCTTAATAAAAGAGCTTTGTGATTCTACCTGTCTTTTGAAGCAGGACTGGATGTCATGAAGCTCTTATATTTATGTCTCTATTAGAAAGTTTCGTCTAGAGAGTTACGACTGAATCTCAAAACTAATCGAATCTCTTAATAATCCTGAACTGATACCAGCCTGAGACGAACTTGATGTTCCTGTACCGTCCTGTGAATGTCCCTCTGAAATAGCTCTATATATAGCCATTGTCATAGGTGAACGAGGTGGAAATCTGTTGTTTCTGGAACCACCATTTTCAAGAGTTGTTTGAATATCCTGAACCATAATCGCGCCGACCATTTGAAGCGATTTTGTATAGAAAGACGCATCAGCACCTACGGAGAAATGAACCAGAGATTTAATAAAGTAGTCTTTCCAATTCTTTTCTTCATCTGCAATGGTGTATCTAAAGAACGGTCTTGGTGGATTAAATAAAGTAGCACCTGCAGGAACATGAACACCATGATGTGATAAATAACCGCTCTGTCTTGGTGTTACTCTTTGAACCCAACCAAATTCTAAGTATTTTCCGTATTCCTGTGTTGATACACCGCTTTCAGAACGCATATCTCTAACACCAACAGCTACAGTCTTACTAGATTCTGTCTTAAGGTTTTTAACCAAAGATTTAAGCTGTTCTAAGTTAACTTCAATCTTATGCATGATGTGATATTAGTAAAAAATAGCCTATAATAAAGAAAAGGCTGATTCACAACCCTTCATATGGAGTAAGGGGGGGCGTTTCAGTCTTTAACCAAAGTTTGAAAAGAGAAAGCCACTTTTCTGTAATACACTGAATCAGGTTGCTAGTTGGCAGTGTTCTTTGGTTTGTATTTTTATTCAAAATAACCTACACTTAAGAGAAGGTAGTAGTAAAAGTCAGAAAATCGGTCATACTGCTTACGGTTAGGATATATTCCTATGAGCCCGGATGGTGAATGGGGTCGCTCGCCTGCTACTACTTATTTTAAGTGTTTTTTTTGCACTTAATTAAAAATAATCTATAATAGTAAAATGCTAGAGTTTGAAAGAAGAATCCCATCTTTCTGTAATTCACCGAGTGAGGTTAGCAGTATGCGGTGTTCTCTAGCGAATCTACTTTCTTATCATACTTTTTGATTTTTTTATCTTTAGCATTTTAGGATATATTTCCATATTCGTTAAAACAAAGCGATTACTGTGTCTTCCGTTAATATCTGTGTAATTTTTAGTAATTACTAACCTATATCTAATATTGTTAATTGAATGTTCAATATAAAAGGCTCTATCATCTTTTTCTGTAAATCTATTAATTATCGACCCTTTATTAATTATCTCAGGTAAGTATTTAACTGCTTTCTCAGGATCTTGACTGCTTTCTTGTCTTCTTTTAATAATATGTTGTAATCCTGCTCTATCATTACCCCAAACTAGATCTATATCACCAATACCATCACGATGAAATGCATCTTTAATGTGCCCGTGTTTCATAGATAAGAGCACACTAACAGCCTTTTCGTTTCTAAGATTTTTACCAGTGATCTCGTTGCCGTAAAGTTCTTTTATGGTAGTTGAACTAAAGCTTGCTTTATTACCCACTCCACTAACTTCTTTAGTCTTAGTGTTAATAGCAATCTTCTTACCATTCTTAGCTGTTCTAAAGATAAGATCTTTGTCAGGTATGTTCTCATCTTTAGTTAACATGGTCTGTCTTGCTTTTACACCTAAACCGAACATAAAACCAAGACAGTAGGCTTTAACAATATTTTGAGTTAGTGGAGTTATCATAGTTAACCAATGAAGTTTTTAATGAAGTCACTTTGATCTTCTGTAGCTTTAACCGTCCATGCTTTTAAATCAGGATTCCATCTGAACCTTCTTGATTTAAGCATCGCACGATCTTCTTTTGAAGGAACACCGTTTGTCTTTAATACCGCAAGTGATTCACCTTTGTTGTTCTTAGCAAAAGAAACATCACCTAAGCGAGTATTAAAAGAAGATGTTGAAGCTGAAACAGAGCTGTTAGCTTGAGAATTAGATAATCTCTTAGATGCTGTATTGATTTTAGTTTGAAGTTTTTTAGCTTCAGTCTTTAGAGTTCCATTAAAGGTTCTAATAGCTTTCTCATCTGATACTTTTGGATTGTCGAAGTAATCCATTTTGAAGTAATCAACCCACTTTTTTACTCCTGCAGGTGCATCATTTAAAGATTTTGCAACTTTATAAAAGTCATCTTTAGTCTTAACATTTTTAAAAGCATCAACTGCATCTGTATAACCTTTCTTTTCTTGTTGAAGGTCGTAAATCCTATCTTGTAAATCACCTCTAGCTCTTTCACCTGAGCCTTTAATCTTGTAATCAGCGTGCTTTATGTTATCAGCTCTGTATTGAGCTTTTTCAGCTTCTTGTTTTGCATTCATGTAAGCATCTTGCTTTCTTTGAAGTGCATTTTGAGCTGAGTTCATACGACCTGCTACATTAGGTTGACCAAACTCACGTCCGGTCTCTTTTTGATGTTGCCATTCGTCATCCCACTTCTTACCTGCTTCTTCTACTTTACGTTGCATTGTGTCAGCATGCTGCTGAGCTAAATCAACTCTACGTTTTAAAGAAGCTTCACGGGCTTTCTTGCGTTCTTCGTATCCATCAGGCTTTGCGATTGATGATTTTTTTTGTAAGACTAAAGAAGCTTCCTTCACTGCTTTTTGTAAACTTTTAGCTTCGTTTGCTCTTTCAGTGTCATTTACAGCTCCTTTTAGCGAGTTTTGCCAATATTGAATATTAGCAATAGCTTGATGCACTTCTGAGCCTTTACCATATGTATTTCCTTTAGGTGTTTTGAGTTCCATTAGTTTGTCGACAATATCGTCTGACTGATTAAGAACTTCTTGAGGTGATGATGAAGAAAAATCGATTTGTGCTTTATCAGTCTTTTTATTGTTAGCCTTTCTTTGTTTTTTAGCTTCTTTATAACTACGTTCCTGTGACAACTTACTTGCTTGTTCGAATGGACCGTTATTATAGTCAGTTTCAAGAGAACCAAATGGCTTGTTAATAATATCTTGATAAGATAAAGTGCCGTGCAGTTCATGACTAACATCAACGTTTGCTATTCCGTCAGTCATTCTTTTGATTTTTGAAACAACATTAGGATCTTTTAATTGAGCTATAAACTGTTTCTTTTCCTCATCAGATAAGTTGTCTAATTTGTTTATTTCCCTAGTAGAATTTTGAATGTAACGTTTCATGTATTCGTTAGAACGCTCAGCAATCTTTTGTTTTTCAATATCTTTTGACGTTTTATTTGTAAACCCAATCTTCTGATTAATCATCATGTCAGCTTTATGGTTCATACGGTTAACATTCATCTGAGCGCCAGCTTGCTCATGACCTCTTTTAACAGCTGAAATATGACGACCGTTGAATTTACCGCCCATTCCACCTAATACTTCACCTGATGATGTATCAATCAGTGCAGGACGTCCTTTATGACCTTGACCGTTAGGATGTACAGTGATCCACTTAGCATCATCTTGAGCTAGTTTTTTTTTCTGACGACCTAAAGCATAAAGAAAACCTTTCATGAAGGCTAATTGAAGAGGAGTAAACATATTTGACCTATAATAAAAAATGACATCTGATTAAAAGGATGAGTTACGACTTAAAAGATGAGTTACGACACTACCCAAATGGATGGTTTATCTTGTATCCATAAAATCTACCGCCTTTGGTGCGACCTTTTAACATTTGCCATGCCTGTTGACCGCACAATGTCTGATTCCACCAATCAGCGGTATCTTTGTTTGACTTGAATAAATCAAAACTTGTATTTACTGAACCTTGTGATGCAGAAGTTACTCTTCCAGGCTGTCCGTTTTTATTCCACAGCTCTAATGTAGCTAAATGACAGGTAACAGCATATAAAAACGTTCTACGTGTGTAGATGTCGTTTTCAGGCTCATACTTGAAGCATGATGAACTGTCATCATTGCCATACAGCTCACAGGCATCTTGAAAGCACATTTTTAAAGCTTCATCTGAAATATCAGCCAAATGCTCATATCTGCATCTAAAAACATCTATATCAAATTCAACTTTCATTTCAGATAAAACCTCAATCAACAGGGGAGCTTAAACTCCCCATTCATTACTATTCTTTTGCTTCTTCAACTTTTGCGTCTTTAGGAGAAGCAGGATCAAAACCGCCTGATGTCTGTGCGATCTTGTCCTGTACAGTATCTGACTTCATCTCATTCTCATTTTTGATTTCAAAAACACTTGGTAAAAAGCCTTTTGCACCAATAAACATGGTTTCACGTCCATGTAGAGCTTTAATAGCTTCCCAGTCTGTTCTTGATAATGTCTGATGTACTCCATTACCAGACTCAGTTAAGATGCCTTTTCTCTTACCTCGTAAAACAGCATCTGTTCCGTATAAAACTACAGATTTTGTTCCACCTGAGCCGTTAGGAATATCATCAAACTTGTGGTTATGACGTAAGCAAACAACAATATGAACAACGTCTGCACCTGTTAACTTCTCTGTCTCAGTTTTCTTTTTAACTGCCATTTTATAGTCTCCATAAATTAAAAAAGGCGGTAAAAACCGCCTTAAGAGATGAGATTGAAAAACTAGATACCCTTCATGATAGCAATCAATGAAGGACGCTTAATCACAGTACCAAAGGTAGTACCGATAGCTTTCTGTGAGAAGTGTGACTCATGAGGAATTAAGCGACCTAAACGATACTTCTCTGAATAAGAAGGCTGTGCTGTAATATCGCCATTGTACTCAGGAACAATTAAGTACAATGTTTCACCTGTAGTATCACTTAACTCAGGAACTACCTCAATCTGAATGTTTGGATAGTTTTCAAGCAATAAGCCTTTAGCTGTCTTACCAAACTGAGTTGCATTTGTCAGATCAGCGTTTCTTGCATTGGAAATACCTAAGATCATAGGAGTATTTGCGTCAATGTTACCGCCGTTGTTTTTCTGTAACTCAGTGATTAACTTTACAATATCGTCATAAGCTCTATTAGCAAAGTCAGCTGTTGAGTCAGCCTTTTTATCAGCCCATGTTGATTTACCATTTGCTGAAATTGGTGAAATAGAATCAGGTAAATTAGGATCATTTAACAGACCATAGATTTCCTTACCCTCAACACCAAAGAGATAGAACTTATTCTGTGCTCTTTCAATAATTGATGCTGATGCTCTCTGTTTACCTGCTACAAGTGACAGTTTTGCAGCAGCTGCTAATTCAGCTTCAAAGTCACCATATTTTAAGGTAGTCTGGAATCTGAACTGCTCACGAACAGGGAATTCATAGTTAACATCTACAGATGAACCATTCTGAAAATCAGAATAAGCTTCAACGTCACCTGCCAACTCCTCTACAGGGAATGTATAAGAGTTATCAGTCCACTTACCAACCTGAGCTTCAATACCTAACTTTGTTGCAGCTGTTTTTGCAAACAGAATTTGTACAATTTTAGGATCGATGTAAGCAGTAAATGCTGATGGAACTCCAACGTTAGCAGGAGTAATTGCAGCATCCTGTGCTAACATTTTTGCGGTTTTGTTGTAATCAGTACGGATATTACCGTTTACTGAATCATAAGCCATAAAGCCTTTTGCATAAGGAGCGACAATACCACGCTCTTTAGCTAGCTCAAAATCTTCGATCATTGATTATCTCCTAGAATCTCTCAGCGATGACTAAATCACCTTCAGCAAAGTTCTTCTTGCCGTCAGTTGCTTTAACTACCCAGCCTGTATCAACTACACCTGTACCTGCAGTTGCTGCTACAGATACAACACCAGTAGTAGGCTTAATTAAAATCTTTAAGCCTGTAGTACCTGCAGAAGGCGCCTTAATGTAGTACTGACCACGTAAAGCAATGGTTACAGTCTCACCATCTCTATAAACTGATGTAGCTTCATCAGTTACAGATTCAAAAGTTGAGGTTAAGTTGCGTTCTACAATACCGATTGGCAACTCGGTATCAGCTGATGCTGTAGCTGAAACTACACCGTCTTTATTAAAGAATGCAAAACCACCTGCTTTTACGGTACCGTCTGAGAAGTAGTTTGTATCTGTATAAAACGCCTGACCTACAACTACCTGCTGACCTTCAAAGCCTTTAGCAGGGTATAGACCGACAGTCTTCTGTAAAATTGACATTTATTAAACTCCTACCTGAACATTTGTTAAAATTTCTGAAATAGCACTATTCTTTGCTGTAGGAGCTGAATCAGTAGCCATTACAGTTCTCTTGTCCTTAGTTGCAGTTAATGCGCTGATTACAGCTTTTGCTGCTTTGCCTGTTAACTGATTGTAATTTCTGATGCCCAGCTTCTTAGCTGCTTCACGGTAAATCTGACCTGCGCTGTCAAAAGCCATTGCATCAACATTACCTAAAATTTGTCTGCACTCATTAGCAGCAGCATATTTAAGCTTTAGCTGTCTGTTAACAGCCTTAACCGCAACTTTAATCTGTGCATCCTGACCTAATGACTTATCTGTGTTCTTATCTTTTTCGGATGAAAGCTTAAAGCCTGTAATGAATGCTTTCTTAAGCTCTGGTGAAGCTTCATCTAATCCACACTGCTTTAAAGCATCGCCAATGACCTTATCGTCATCGTCTTCTGCCTGAGCATTGTCATTAGGTTCTTCATCCTTAGCTGAATCAGTATCATCAAGATCATCATCAGTAGCATCTACAGGCTCTTCATGTTCAGAACCATTATCAGAAGTATCAAGATCATCGTCTTCAGCAGGTTCTGATGTTTCCAAATCATCGTCTTCAGCTGAATTTAAAATGTCTTTATACTTGTCTTCATCACCATTAGCCTTGATAGCTTCAATTAAAGCTTCAAGCTTACCGTCAGTTGCAGGAGTATCATCCTTATCAACCACGTTGCCTTCTTTTGCCTTGTGCAGGTCAAGAATTGACTGTGCAAGGTTCTTCTCGGCATTTTCAATTGCTGCATTATCAGCCATTGTATTTTTCTCCTTGATTTGTGCGTCTTCCACCAGTACATCATGTCCCGCACGGCCCTCTTCAACGAGAGCAACATGATTACAATTAATATCAGTCATTACGAAATCGTAATGTTGACCATCAAACTCACCTTCTTTTTTTACAGGCGTGTATCTGTAAGCAAGACTTAGCTCACGCATTGAACCGTCTTTAATACGGTTAATAGCCTTAGCATCGTGAAAATGAAGTGAATTAGTAAGATAAGGTGCTTCCCATTTGGCATCATCGCCAGTAGAACCAATACGAGTATCTTTAGCAGGTGCATTTGCGTAATCAGCGTGATGCTCAAACTGAATTGGAATGCCGTTTAAACTCTGAATAGTGTCAGGTTTTGATAATTCTGATGCAGGTCGATAACCGTGATAAATGACATCAGATTCAAAACCAAGTTCTCCATGATTAGGTATCTCATGTCCATAGTAT